TCGTCATTTATTTCTTCATCATCATCCGCCATTGTATGTATGTAGGTAGGTATTCAGGTTATATATATGATAGATTATTCATTCGTATCCTATCCGTGCCTGTGCCAATACTGTGCTAAATACCGAACAACCTAGCGACGTGAACCGCGGAGCGGTGTAGCGGATTCGCGGAGCGAAGGAGCTGCGGAGCGACGTAAACCCCGCGATATGAAATACTGAGTGGAGCTGCGGAGCAGCCGAAACGATGTATTTTATCTCGCGTCGCCTCCCGGCGCACCCGCCTTCAGCGGGCATACATCAGACCGCAGTTTCCCGATACAAATGTCAACACATTATACCTCTCCTCCAGTATATGAAAATCATACGTGTAAAGATAAATATTGACGTTCGGTTTATTCATACCGATAATCTCTCGTGTATTCGGGTTACAAATCACCTTCACTTCCGCCGCAGTATCCAACGGCGGATAGATCGTCGTCAGTTCCAGTTCAATCTGATTGAACTTACTCATATTAATAGCCCCGCTAGGTTGTAGATCATATGGGTCCGAGTTCAGGCAGAAATTGTAACAATATATCCCCGGTTTCGCGCTTCCGCGTGTGCGCGTATATTTCTCCACATAATTGTATACCCCCGCATCAAGCAGGTTCTCGCGGTATTTCCCATTCAGAGAGATTCCCAACATTTGTAAAATGTCGCGCTCGTTCTCCGACTGAAAATCCCCCGTAATGTGAAGGCCGGTGAGCCGTTTATCGCCCGGATTGATACCCGGACCAATGCCGTTCTTCGGACCGTTCTTGTCAAAGAAGTAGCGGTCGTTCTCGTTGGCTGCTAGCCACGCCGTCGTCGTGATATCGCTCGCGGTGGTGACGACTTCACTAAATGACACGGGGCGCCAGTCATCGTCAATCGGTGCGGGTATAATATCGTATGGGAGGTAATTATACGGCCAGTTCGTATAATTGCTCCACTCATTTCGCATATTGACATCACTCCTCTGAAAGAACATCGTCCACGACGACACCATCCCCATTGAATTCTCTATTTTCACCTTACGATTCCCCGTCACATCATTAAACGTCCAGTCATAATATGATTTAATCAGATATTTCTGTTGGTTCGCAGCAAACACCTTGGACTCATCATCCGAGAGAAAACAGTAGGTCGCCATCAGGTGGACGTCCGCATTCCAGTCTGTGCGAATACTCGGGTATGAGTTCAGCGATAAATCAATACTGGGAGGCGGATATAAAAATCGCCACATTTGGTGGAGGGGGTTCGTGAAGTCGGGTTGGACGACGGGCCAATAATTCCCCGCGTCGCCTACATCGCGAATGGTGAATAATTCCTTCACGGGGCGCAGGGTGACGTCAATCTGGAGTTGGTTATATTGGAGACACACAAGAGGGAATGCCATTTTGGAGGACATTGTGAACCACGCGTTGATGGGGATATATATCTTGCGCCCGCGAATAGAGGGTTCGGCGCCTGCGATATTGGCCGTGCGATAGGCATTCGGATACTGGTTCAGGCGCGCACCCGAACAACCCGGATTATATAACTCGGGAATGTGGCCGGTCATTTCATTGTATAGTTCGCGCTTGGTGTTATCTAAGTCCCGCTCTACAATCGCAGCCAAATTATGACCGGTGAAGCGCTGGAGGGTCATACCACCGACGGAAATCACGATTTCTTTAATCATCTGGGTCCCCAGGTTCTCAATCCAGCGAAATTCGTAAGGCGCCCACATATCGCCCACATTCGCCGGTGGATGAATCGGGCTCCATATAGAAGGGAGTGTGACGCAGACATACGTATCCATTAATAGTTCCGCATATCTCGGCACATAAAACGTGAACTTGGACTCCTCCGTCATTCGCAACTTCTTCTGACCGTCAAAATCAATTCTAAACTTTTGAAGGCCGAAATTCGTATATTTAAGATAGGTGCTTTTGAAAAAGGATTTTTTAGGGTTGCCGTTGAGGATCACGTTTTGGTTGCCAGTGGCAACGAGATTCAATAGACCGCCTGTCATTTAGTATTTGTATTCTATCTTTGTATTCTATCTTTGTATTCTATCTTTGTATTAACTTTATATAAAAATCTACCCGATATATAACAATATATACCAAATGAAAGAAAATCAAGTAGAATTCGTGTTTATAGGTATCATTATTCTATTTTTCGCAATATGGAAGATATCTGACCTGATTAAAGGTCGGTGTTATCGCGCCAGGATAGAAGGCTTCAAACAAGATGCCACGCGCGTGGAAGCGATGACGGCGACGGCGCCGACGACGACGACGGCGCCGACAGACGATATTCTCTCGCAGGTAACGCACCTCATTAAAAAGAGTCCGGGTGTTGAACCGTTTTTTCATTCATCACCCATACTATCTACCGAGAATTTTACAGTAGATACGACCGAAAATGAAATGACGGTCCATCAGCGGAAAAAGATTGCGCCCGTGCCTGCCGTGCCTGCTGTGCCCGCTGTGCCCGCTGTGCCCGCTGTGCCCGCTGTGCCCGCCTCCGCACCCACTGGTAAAGAGGGTCTAGAGAATATGAAAGAATTCATTGAAAAGAACATAACGTCCATCAATCCCGAAGACAGTCAAAGCCGGTTCAAACTTCGCGATTATTACATCAAGGCCGCATATAACGCATTCAATCCCGATAAATTCAAGAACTCTACGGTAAGTATGGATGCGTGTCTCTATGTCCTCGCACGCGGTTGCCGGTTCATTGATTTTGAGGTGTTTTCGGTAGATAACCAACCCGTCATCGCAGCATCGTCCGTCAATTCATTTAATTATAAGGAGATGTATAACCATATTCCCGTATCCGACGCATTAGAGGTATTAGGTAGTTATGTGTTCTCTGGGTCCAAATGCCCCAATCCAGGCGACCCCTTCATTATCCATATGCGAATGATGTCGCGGAATATCACAATGTATGATAACCTTGCTAAAATCATAACACAGAGTAAGTCCGTCGCACGAAACTTGCTTGGACCGAAATACGGTCGCGAATATCAGACCAAGGATTTAGGAAATGAAGATCTAACAGATTTCAGGGGGAAAATCATTTTAATGGTGGACGGAACGAATCCGGTATACCGTAATACGAAACTATTTGAATTAATCAATATGAGTTCTAATACGATGTTTCTTTCCAAGTATACTTATTTCGGCGTTAAGAACATAGCAGACCCACAGACATTCAAGGATGCGAATAAGAAGAATATGTGTCTTGTTATTCCGGATAGAAGCGGACGACCCATCAATGACGGACACAATGGACCTTTCACGTGGGGGTGTCAAATTGCCGCGATGTGTTTTCAGGAGGAGGCGCGTGATGAGAAACTAAAGGCATATGAGGATAAATTCGCGTCGGTAGGGTATGCGTTCATATTGAAACCGGCCGACTTGCGTTATGTCCCGATTACGATTGCGCCACCAGCACCGCCCAATCCGAAATCGTCTATGGAAGCACGACCAACGGAGGCGGCAGGTGGGGTTAAGATAACTTTATAAAGTAAATTCTCAGCTGCTCCTTGTAAATTCTTAATTGCTCCTTGTGCCGTGACCCCCTGGGGGGTCACACTCCACACGCAATTAAGAATTTACGGTTCATAATGCCTACGGCCGACATAGAATGGATGGACGACGAGTCACGAAATTGACGACGACTGTCCGAGTGATCGTCGCGAGTGGAGGCGAAGACGCAACGACGCGGCGAACACGACCAGCGAACACGAGCGTCTGAATTGACGACGACTGTCCGAGTGTTCGTCGCGAGTGGAGGCGGAGCCGCAACGACGCGATGAACACGAGTTTTTATCTTCTCGTTATATGTTAGTTATATAACGAGAAATACTTCAGATGTCACGAAAACACAAGCGCCGTGACGGCGACGGCGCTGAAGACAATGGTAAATCCTATGAAGAAAAAGAGCTTGAAATCCTGCGCGCCGCGGTAGATTTAATGGAAAAACGGAAAGGCGCGCAAATCATCCAAGATCCCAAAGTTAAGAAGATTATATCCATCGTGGAAGAATTCATCGCGCGCAAAAAACTCGTCTGTTATGGTGGGACCGCCATCAATAATATCCTTCCAGAAGACGCACAGTTTTATAATAAGGACATTGAACTCCCCGATTATGACTTTTATTCAGATAATGCTCTAGACGATGCGAAGGAGTTGGCGGATATTTATTACAAGGCCGGATATGAAGACGTGGAAGCCAAATCAGGCGTCCATCACGGAACATATAAGGTATTCGTGAATTTCACGGGGATTGCGGACATCACCCAGATGGAGCCCGATCTATTCAAGTCAATCTCTCGTGATGCGATTGTAAAACAGGGGATCCGGTATGCTCCGCCCGACTTTCTTCGGATGGCAATGTATTTAGAATTATCGCGTCCAGATGGCGATGTATCCCGGTGGGAGAAGGTACAGAAACGCTTGACATTATTAAATACACATTACCCATTAAAGGGCTATCAATGCGATAAAATAGAGTATCAGCGCGGATTTGAAGGTGCGACGAAGGCGAATACGGGGGAGGTTAGTATTTCACGAAAGAAGTCGCGGTCCCGGTCGCGGTCGCGGTCGCGACCTGCGTCAATGACGGTTAAAAAGG